ATCCCCTGCAGGCGAGCTTGGTACTCGGTCAGCAGGTCGATTTCAGCCTGGCGTGCGGAGAGTCCGGTCGGGTCGCTGATGTTGGCCTGCACCTGAGCCGCGGTGATGCGCGCGTCACGCTCGGCAGTTAGCCGCTGCAACTCCAACTGCAGGGCCTGCAGTTCGGTCTGCTGGCGCAGGCGCTCGGGGTCAGCGGCCTGTAGAACGGTGAGCTTGGCGCGGGCCTGGGCCGCCACCAGGGTCTTGCCTTGTGCGACGGCCAGCGCCTCCTCAGCCTGTGTGGCCTCGATGATCTTGGCGTTGTAGTCGGCACGGGCAGTGGCCTGGTCGCGGATCAACTGCGCCTGCGCGGCAGGGTTGTCCCCGGCACGGATGCGCTGCAGTTCAAGCTCGGCGTCACGCTCGGATTCGAGAGCCTTGACCTTCTCGGTTGCGGCCTTGACTGCGAAGTCAGCGCGGATCTTGTCGGCGATCCGGGCCTTCTCGGCATCGACCTGGAACTTGAGCGCCTCGGCCTCGCCCGGGTTGAACGCGCGGATCTTCTCGATGTCTTGGAACAGGTTGACGTACTGCTGGTCAAGCACTGCCAGCGCATCGTCAAGCTCCGTGGCTTCTTTCTTGGCCGCGCGCAGGCTCAGGGCCCCCACGTCACCCTGGGTGACCTTGATGAGCGCGCCCCGCTCCTTGGCGATGCGCGCGGCCCCCTCGTCAGTGCCCCCCGCTGCAGTGGGGGCCTCCTTACGCAAGCGAGCGCGCTCGGCATCACCGATAGTCGCGGGTGCGCCACGCAGTTCCGCATCCGCCGCATTGAGCAGCGAGCGGCTGCGGGCACTGCCGGGGGCCACGGCAGCCTGCTCGCGGGAGAGCTTGCTGTTGGCGATGTCGACCGCTTGCGCCGCCTGTCTGAGGCTGGCCCGCTTGATGTCGACCTCGGTCTTGAGGCGCTCCAGTTCATCGCTCCGCAGCGTGCCACGAGTCTCGGCAAACTTCAGGTCACGCTCGACCTCGGCAAGCTCGGTGCGCGTGCGGCGTGCCGCTGTGGTGGCGTCGGCCACATCCTGCCGCGCCTGTGTGACCGCCGCAGACTCACCGGGAGCACCCCCCGCAGCGGGGGTCTTGGCGGCGCCCTGGCGATCCATCTCCTCACGCTTGCGCAAGGTCTTGTCGATCTCGCTGCCCGCGTTCTTGGCGGCGGTGACGATCCCCAGCAGTCCGATGACCAGCCCCGCCAGCACGCCGGCTGGCCCGAGCAGTGCCAGCCCGCGCGAGGCGATGGCTCCTAACCCTGCTGCCAGACCTGCCGTGCCCGCCGCCGCAGTGCTGAACGCTGCCACCAGACCGCCGGCCCCCGTGAACAGTGGGATGAGAAGCAGCATGGCTTTGCGCAGCGCCAGGAAGCCAACGCCCGTGGCGATCAACTCGCCCATGAGCTTGAGCGCACTCGTGGCATCACCAGCCACCCCGGTCAACTGCAGCAGCGGATCGAGCACGGTCTGCACACCCGTGGCCAGATCGCGGAAGCCCTGCACCATGCCGGAGAGCACCGGCACTAGCGCCTGCCCGACCGCCACCAGACCGGCCAGCGCCGTGCCCAGGTCGCGGGCCAGTTGTTGCCCCTCGGTCGACTTGAAGAACAACTGCAGGCTCTTGGCAGCCTCGGTCACCGCCTGCTGGAATCCTGACTCGGCGACCGAGCGTCGGAAGTCGAAGAGGGAGTTCTTCAGGCGGTTCAACTCCGAGTCCATGCGCACGCTGGCCGGTACCAACTGACCTTGCACGGACTTGGACAACTCGTCAGCGAACAGAGCCAGCGCCGGGGCCGCCTTGATGGCACCCTTCTCCAGCAGTTTGTCGAGTTCGGCGCTCGTGACCCCGAGCCCCTTGGCGAACAGATTCACCGCACCGGGCAGGCGGTCACCCAACTGGCCGCGCAGTTCTTCGGCCTGTACCTTGCCCTTGGAGAGCGACTGCTCCAGCGCCCGAAAGACCCCGCTCGTGTCCTCTGCGCTCAGTCCGAGAACTCGGGTGGCCCCCGACACCTTCGAGAACATGTCCCGCGTGTCTTGAGCACTGACCCCAGCGCTTTGCGCTGCGATGGCGAACTTGCCATACGCTTGGGCCGTGGTGAGCAACTCCAGCCCGAGCTTGTTGGCCGCACCCCGCACGAACTCCATCTCGGCGGCAACTACGCCGGGCTCGTTGCCGAAGGCCACCCCCAGCTGCGTGGTGACCTGCTGCGCGCTGGTGGTGGCATCGAGTGCGGCCTTGGCCTCGTTGAGCACACCGAACAGGCCCACGTAGGCCGCGGTGAGCGAGAGCACCTGACCACGGATGCGCTGATAGAGCGACAGGGCCGTGCGCTGCAACTCGAACCCGTTCTTGAACTCCTTGTTGGCCTGAGCTTGCGCCCGTCCGAGCTTGGTGCTGCCGTCATTGGCAGCATCATAGGCGCCCTTGAGCCGGCCGGCAGTGGCCACGAGTCGCGCCTGCTCGTCGGCCAACTTGTCAGTGTCGATGCCCACAGCAGCAAGGTTCTGTGCATAGCCCTGCAGGGTGCCCTTGACTCGCTCGTATGCCCCGGCGAGGCGGCTGGCCTCAGCCTGGGTTTCCTTGAGCGAGCGAGCGAGAGCCTCGTCGTTGACGTTGGCCGACCGAGCCGCAGCCGAGAGCCCTTCGAGCTTGACCTGCACTTCGGCGAGCGAGCCCTGCAAGCGATTGGCCTCGCCCTGCGCCGCCCGGAAGTCGTCCACGAGCTTGGCCTGACCCTGCACGGACTTGAGCGCCGTGCCGAGAAACTGATAGCCCTCAGCGAGCTTGTGCAAGTCGTCAGAACCCAGCGCACCCTTGGTGGCCCGCTGCTGGAGCGCCCGCACTTGGGTCAGTGCTTGTTCGATGCCCGCAATGCTGGCTTGCGCCTTGCTAGCCGGGTCCACGATTCCCCGGATCTCATCCGCAAGCTTGGCGGCAGGGGTGGCGTCGATCTTGCCGGTCTGCACCTGGCGTAGCGCCGCAGCGGCACGGTCGGCATAGGCAGCCAACTCGCGCAGGCTGGCCTGCTGTTTCTCCTGCTCGCCGATCTCGCGAAGCTTCTGTGCAAGCAATGCCTCACCGGTGGCGCGCAGGCGCTCCTTGCGGGACTCGGCCTCGGCTTGGATCTTGGCGTCAGCCTCGTTGAGGCGGGCCAACCGCGCGCTGACCTGCACCTGCGATTCGGCATCGGCCTTACGCTGAGCGCTCGCGGCGCGTGCGGCCTCATCCCGCTGGCGGGCGGCGCCTTCGGCACGCACGGCCTGATCGTCGGCACGCTTCTCGGCGATGACCAGCGCGTCGTAGGACGCCACCAGTTCATCGATCGCCACCCCGCGCAGGCCGGCGTCACGGATGGCATTGGCTTGGCGTCGCTCGGCTTGTGCCAGCAGGGATTGCTGCTCACGCAGTGCCGCCGCGACAGCCTTGCCCTCGGCGATCTGAGTCTTGCTGCGGCGGCTGACGCCGTCGACTGACTTGTTGTAGGCGTCCTGGGCGGCTTGCGCCTTCTCGACGCCTGCGGCAGCTGCGACTGCGGCAGCCGCCGACTCGCGGAAAGTGTCAGCGACCCCCTTGCGCAGCGTCAACTCGTTGGCGACCTTGGCAAAATCCTGAGCCGCTTGGTTCAACTCACGGAAGGTGCGGGCCGCCGGGCCGCCCTCCTTGTCGACTTGATCGAGCCCTGCGGCGAGCTTGCCGATCGTGGCCTCCAACTGATCCAGCGTCTTGCTGGTCAAGTCTTTGGCTCGGATGACGAGATCGACTGAGGTGCTATTCGTGGCCACTGGTCAAGTCCTTGATGAGCTTGGAGAACTCTTTGCCGCCACCGAGGGCGGACAGGATCGCACCTTGCACCAGAATTGCCTCGGTGGCCAACATCTGGTTCGCGCGTGCGTGGGCTATTGTCGCCTCAGACCAGACTTGGCACACGGGGTAGCAGCGAGCGCGGGAATGCCCATGCTCGACCAGCAGGCTCACCTGCTCACGCAGGGTTCGCAACCACTTCAGTGGGTCGCGCTCTTGGCCAGGTTGCCCACGCCGCCCAGGAGGCCCGTCAGGTTGGCGAGGAAGTTTGGGAGTGCGAGGGGGTCGGTGAAGGTCAACCGGCCGACCGCCATCACGGCATCCAGCACCACGGGGGCGGGAAGGCGCTCGACAACCTTGGTCATGGTCGGCTCACCTGCAGCTAAGGCAACGGCAGCAGCCACCAGTCGTGGCAGCACCTGCGTGACCTGCACGGCGAACTCGGTGGGGTTGTCCTTGTGCTCCTCGAACAGGGCGATCGCGACCATGAAGTCGGCGCGGTGCTCGGTCAGGAGCGTGGTCAAGTCAGAGAGGGACAGGCCCTGCACGGGGAACGATTGGTTGCCCGCCCGGATGTTGACGAACTCGAAAACGATGTCGGAGAGTGCCATTGGCTCCTCGGATGCTGGTTAGGGGCAGTACACATAGTACACGAAAAAAGACCCCCGGGCCGTGAAGCACAGGGGCCCAAGGTGGCGAACCACCCCCTCCAGCAAGGATTCGTTTAGGCCGGGCGCCCGTCGATGTAGACTGCCGAGGTCGTGCTGTTCAGTGCCAGGACTTCCAGGTTGAAGCTGGCCTTGAGCCAGTCGTCACCCTTGAGCGCCAGGTCACCGTTAGGCGAGAGCGTGACGTAGGGCAGCAGGATGTCTTTCTTGGTGCCCTCGGGGTTGTAGCTGATGATCTTCAGCGCACCCTTGACTTCGGTCCCACCCGAGACCGTGCGGTCCCAGGTGGTGGCCGGCACGTTGTAGGTGATGTCGACGGCGGTCTGCGCGGTCAGCATGTGCACCGTGCCGGTGGCCGCGTCGAGTTCGTAGTCGGTGCCCAGCACCAGAGTGGCAACACCGTTCATGACGACCACGGCAGTCACGTTGCGCGAGCCCTGGGGGTTGCCCGAGGTGACGCCCAACTGCAGCAGTGTCTTGGCCGCGACGGTCGTCCAGTCCTCGTTGACCGCCGTGGCGCTCGACTGCGTGACGGTGCTGGTGGCGCCCAGGAAGAACTTGGCCAGGTTGCCGAAGTCCATGTTGTCGGTTTCCAGCGAGCCGGTGTAGTTGACCTCCAGCACCACCGACTTGTCCTTGACGCGCAGGCCCCGGTCGCTGGAGAAGTGGTCCAGCTTGGTGGTCGCGGCGCTCAGGGCCACGGCGGGTGTGTTACCCATGTACTTGAACTCGCCCGAGCGGGTCGTGCCGGTGGTGAACGGGTCGAAGTAGACCTCGCCGCGGCCCAGGGTGATGTCGTCAGATGCGTGCGAAAAAGCCATGATGGGCTCCTGTCAGTGGTCAGAGTGAGAACGGGTCAAACAGGCGCTCGACCACGGTGAGCCTCACGCGCAGATAGAAGTATGCCAGCATGGACAACTCGTCGGGCGGGCGCACTGTGCCAGGCTCAATGTCGACCCCGACGATGCGCCCCCCGAGCATGAAGTCGCCGCCGGATGTGCGATCAGCGATCCGTGCCAGCACCTTCTTGACCTCGCCCATCAGGTTGTGCGCGGGGTCGGTCGGGTTGTCACGGTCGTCAGGAGCATGGCCGAGGAGGAGGAGAACCCAGCCGTCTTTCTGCTGCGGGCGGTCACCCGCCGGCTGCATCTCACGGTCAGGGTTGAGTGCCTCGACGATGGTGACTCGGGGCAGCGGATCGCGCTCGCCGAACGTGGTTCGGCCCCGGCTGACCAGCGCCACGCCGGGTGTGGTCTCCAGCAGGGTTGTGAGTGCCTTGAGGATCTGGAGGCGCTTGGTGTCAGCCATTGTTGATGAGCCTTGCGATCTGTCGATTGAACTCGGCACGCACGTGCTGCTGTATAGACGGTACCAGGGCTGGCGCCAGGCGCTTCATCATCTGGTCGGGGCTCGGGCCGAACAAGATGTAGAGGTTCTTGCCTACCTTGCGCCCCTTACCCTTGGTCAGTGGTCCCTTGGTGCGAACTGCCAAGCCGAGAGCGCCGTTGGGCGCCGGCAGGAAGAATCCGCGATCGACCCGCACGCTTTCCCCGCCGAGCTTGATCTGAAGCAGCGGACTACGCGCCAGCCGAACGGGCTTGTCGACGCTGAATCGGCTCAGGCTGTAGCCCTGCTTGTCACCACGCACGGTGGCTTGCAGGCGAGTGGGGTTGGCATACTCGGCCACGTAAAGCCGCTTGCCGGTGAACGCACTCTCGGTCAGTCGGATCTCAACTTGCATCTGCGCCTTGAGGCGCGCGCGTGCCAAGCGAGCCGTGTCGTTGAGCGTCATGCTCGCGGCGCGGTTGGCGTTGTCTCCGAACCTGCGCACGTAAGCGTCGAGGTTCTCCAGACCAGTGCGGGCGATCGTGATCACGCCGACACCCGCACCACATCGCAAGGGATGAAGCGCCCCTCATAGGGCAGCACGTAGTCGATGCTGTAGGCCCTGCCATCAGCCAGGGAAACGATACCGTTGCGCTCAGGCTCGGGCACTGCTCGCGAGTCGAGGATGATGCGGTTCACATCCTCCATGACTTGCGGGTAGCCCTCACGATCGAGGTCACCGTGACGTAGCACTTTGGTGTGCCACCTCACTGTAATCCCGGTGATTCTCGGCCCGCCATTGGGGGCCAGGTACTGGGCGGACAGGCCGAAGTTCTCGTGCACTTCGGCACGAGCTAGGGTCTTGATGTCTGCCCAGGACATCGCTTACTCGGCCGCCTGCACGGAAGCTGCCACCAGCGTCGCTGCGCCGAGTGCGACCAGTTCGTCAGCAGCCGACTTTGGTGCGCTGAATACCATGCCTGGGGCGATGAACTTGCCGCCGAGCCCGACCGTGTGGACTGCCACGAGATTGACCTCGGGCATCTTCTTGGGTTCCGCCATGCTGTGTGCTCCTTGGAAGGTGCGAGGGGACGCCAGAAGGCGCCCCCGTTGCATCAGGCAACCACCGTCGCCTTGAGCGAGGCGTTCGGGCGACCGGGGATCATCAGCGGAGCCGACTGGCTCAGGATGAAGCGGGCGCTCGGGTTGTTCTCGGTGTAGCTCTTGGTGAAGATGGGCACTGCCTGCAGGCTGTCCATGTCCAAGATCGCGCCGAAAGCCTTCGCACCGGCCAGGCCAGCCGGGTTCACGAGCAGCACGTCCTTCGCCGACATCATGGCGGTGGCGGTGCCGTCGTCAGCGTCGTAGAAGTCGTTGTAGACCCAGTAGTCGCGCGAGCCATCTGTGCCCTTGTACTGGATGTTGGTGCCAGAGCCCGGAACGATGTCCAGGCCGCCCAGCTTGTCGGCGCCTCGGAAGGTCTTGAGCAGGTCGCGCACTTCGGCGTCGGCCGAGAACGCCGCCCAGGCTTCGGTGCCCATGATGACGTTGGTCACCGGGTAGCCCGAGGCTTGGAACACCGTGGTGGCCCAGGTCTCGATGTTGTTCAATGCCTTGATGCCGGACTCACCCCAGCGCGAACCCGAGCCCAGCGTGACGGTGTGACCGGCGGCGCGGCCGAACGAGATCGTGGCAGCGGGGTAGGTCGGGCTCGACAGCGTGATCGAGCCGTCCAGCACGGCGCGAGCGGCCATCCACTCCCACCGGCGCTCGATCATGTCGCGCTGGTCCTGCACGTACTGGCCGATCAGGGCCGCGGCACGCTGCTCGGGGCTCATCGTGCCGCCGAAGCCTTCACCGGCCTGGCGTTCCAGGGTGCGGCGCGGGTTGAGCGTGTGCAGCGGCTTGATGTAGGCCGGCTTGTACTTGCGGATCGTGATCGCGCGGTCGCGCTGCGGCACACCGGCCACGGTAGGCATGACCAGCGGGGCGATGCGACGGTCGACCATCACCTCGTCGAAGTCGACTTCCTCGGTGTCGAAGGTGAACTGACGGCCGAAAAGGTTCAGCCAGAAACCGGGCGCGCTCGGGCGCACGGTTCGCACCACGCCCATGAGGGTCGCGGTGCCGTAGATGTCCAGTGCCATGTTGGGCTCCTTGAATGCTCAGGTCGTGGGGATCAGGCGGCGCTGTAGGCGTTCGTCTTCAGCGTGATCGGAGAACCGATCGGGAAGACGGCGAGCTTCTCAGCGGCGGTGTCGGTGTCGGCGTGGAACACGCACGAGGCGGTGTTGAACTCGCCCGACACGATGACCTCGCACGTCACATCGGCGCTGGTGGCGTCGACGGCGTAGGCTGCGAGCGCCACAGCGGTCTCGACGCCGGTGGCAGCGCCGGGGTTGTGCTTGGCCAGCTTGCCGCTGGCGGTCACGCGGCCCAGCACTTGCAGGTAGGCGATCGTACCGTTCCCGGAAGCGATCGTGGCACCACGGGTCTTGACCTCGCCGTCGCCGGCAACGTCAACAGACGGGGTGAAGGTCTCGGTGCTGCCAGAGGCCACCGGGGGAAAGGTCAAAGCCATGTTGGGCTCCTTGGATCAATCAAGCCTTGCGGCCGGTGGCGGACGCGAACGAACTGAGGATCAGCGCGGTCGCAGCGGCAGCATCGCCTTCGGCACTGGCGCCGGAGGCGCTGGCACTGGCATCGGCGCTGATACCTGGGGTGCCGGCTGCGGCCATCGCGGCAGCCAGCAGATTCGGTTCGGCGGGCGTGGTGGCTGCAGCCACAGTGGCAGCGGCGGCACGCGGAGCCTTGGAAAGCATGGCCGCAGCCTGCTCGGCGGTCATCTCGGTTTCGAAGGCTAGGTGGTTGGCCAGATCACCGCGGCCGGTGGCCTCAGCGCAGGTCATGATGGCCGAGATGCGCGCACGTTCGGCGGTGCGGGCTTCAGCCAGGGCAGTCAAGTCAGCCATGTCGGCCTCCATGAAAACAGCACCGAACATCGGCGCGGGGGTGAGGGATTCGGCAAATTGTGCCACGGCTTGTTGCGCAGGTGCCACGGCGTCCACCAGACCCAGCGCAAGCGCGGCGGGAGAGTCGAAGCAGCGGGCCTGCGTGTCGCGCACGGCTTGCTCGGTCATCGGCCGGCGGCTCGCCACGTGAGCGACGAACGCGTTGTACTTGCCGTCGATGCGAGCCTGCATGTCGGCGCGCACGGTGTCAGGCAGGGGCTGGTACGGGTTGCCGTCGACCTTGTGATCGCCAGCATAGACGTAGGTGATCTTGATGCCAGACTCGCCCATCATCTCGCTGTAGTCGACGTGCATGCACACCACCCCGATCGAACCCTCTCCGCCGCTCGGGATGGCCACGATGCGGTCGGCAGCGCAGGCCATCGCATAGGCCGCGCTGTAGCAGTTGCTGTCGACCACGGCCACGCTAGGCTTTCCCGAGGCAGTGAGCATCTCGCGGATCGCCTCGGCGGTCTCGAAACAGCCAGCCGCCTCACCGCCGCACGAGTCCACGTCAAACACGATACCCCGCACAGCTGCGTTGGCGCACGCCGCCGCGACCGTGGACAGCAGGTACTTGTAACCCGTGACCCAGGGGCAGGAGTACGAGAGGCGGTTGATGAGCGTGCCGCGCACTGGGACGAAGGCGATGCCGTCGGCGAAGGCAAACGGAAGGGAGTCGTCCTCGTCGCACTCCATGCCGTAGACCGCGGCCACGTCAAGCCGGTGGTCTGCATTCTCGACCGGGGCGCCGCGCTTGAGCGCAGAGAGCATGGTCTGCGCGTGCTGCGGGGCGAGCAGTAGGGGCTCGGCAGTGATGGCTGCGATGTCAAGCATTCGGGTCTCCGGGGAGTGGGTCGGCCGCCGGCGCAACTGCAGGCTTGGCGCTCACCACCTGCGCTGGGGTCAGGCCGAGCTTGTCCAGCAGGGCCTTTTCGCGTGCGATCTGCGGTAGCACCTTGCGCCAGTCCTTACCCAGCCGGCCAAGCTCGTCCTCGAGGGTGGTCAAGTTGTTGGCGAGGCGCTCAACCGCGGCGGCAGTCTCCTTGCCTTCATCGATCTGCCCGCGCGCGGCACCGATCCAATCGCAGGTGGTGTAGGCCTCCCGCATGAGTGGTTCGTAGAAGTGGGCGCGGGTCTTGCCCGCAGGTAGAGGCACACGGCCGGCACCGATCTCTTCCTCCAGCCACAGGCCGTACAGGAAGTTGGCAATGCCATCAGCAGCCTTGCGCTTCTTGGCAGTCATGTGGCGCCACGACATCATCATCGATGCGCGGGCGCTGCTGTAGTTGGTCTGCGTGAAGTCGCGGCTGAACTCTTCGTAGCTCAGGCCGAACGCGCTCGCCAGGTGACGCAACAAGCTGTTTTCAAACTTGACATCCCCGATGTCCCCGGCCGGCTGCATCTTGAGCTTGGTGCCGGGAAACAGGTGCGGGATCTTGGCGCCGTTCAGGCGGATGCCCTTTGCCTCACCGGTGTAGGCGAGCAACTGGCCCATGTAGTTGCCGAGCATCGAGTTCTCGGGGTCTTGGTTGGCCCCGAGTTGCCCGAACACCACGTCTGCCGGAAGTTCTGACTCGATTGCAGCCGCGTACATCGAATTGACGACGGCGTTCTGCAGCACGATGTCTCGATACTGCTTGGTCATCTTCATCTCTTTGAGCACCGAGACCATTGCCGCGACGCCGCGGCTTTGATCAGGGTCGATCTGCTCATAGATGTGAAGGATTTGCGGACGGCCCCACGGCAAGTAGGCGTCAACCCGCGTCCAGCGGTAGTTGTCCGCCGACACGTAGGGGTCGAACTGGTGTTTGTTGCGGATGTGGTAGGCCTGCGGCGCACCGAAACTGTCCCGCACGACACCGCGTCGGATGTTGTCCGTGTCCTGAGCGTCGTAGGGGTTGCTCAGGCGCGCGGGCGAGATCATCTGGATGGCGGTGGCGCACGGGCGGTTGACCTGACGAATCCACTCCGCGCTGGCCAGCACCTCGCCAGTCATCACGTAGGAGCCAACGGCCAGACGCACGATGTCGGTGAACGATTTCACGCGTTGGGCATCGAGCCACTTGGCATCCGACGTGGCGATGGCATTAAACCGTCCCTCGACCACACGCTGAAACTCCTCGGCCCAGGCTTCATCGGCACCCAGCAGTTCCCAATCGGGCTGTGCGTTGAGCACGTACTGCGAGCCGACGATCGAATCCTTGGTCAGATCCGTGGCGCTGCCGACGAAGCCGTCGTTGAGCACCATCTCTCGGCTGCGCGAATCCAGCAAGTCCTTCGCCGGGTTGATGATGGCATCCGCCGGCCGCATGTCCGGCGCCCACAGCGCCATCTCGCGGCTCAACTGGCTGGCACCCTCGATGCCGCCGCCGAAGGCCTGATCGCTCGTACCGTTGGTGCCGACGCCGCCGGACACTTTGATCTTGGGCGGAACCATCAGAAATACACCCCCAGCGGGCCACGACGCGGGGGCGTGCCGGCGATCTCCAACTTGAGCTTCTCGATGTAGGCCGACAGCTGCGTCGCGTTGGCGCGCTGATAGACCACCATCTCACCACTGGAGTCGCGCACCTCGACGGCCGACCGCCCCATCATCAGGGAGTGGTAGGCTGATTCAGCCTCGACCAAGCGTTCTGCAGCGGTAGCCATGCCGGAATGGTACTACAGCACCGAACGGTACTTCTCGGCGCGCTTGGCGATGAGCACGGGGTAGCCGCGGTTCACCTGAAAGAACGACTGCCCGTAGCCCTTGGCGGGCACTTTGGCTTTGAGGCTCGTGTGCTCGACGTGGCCCCACCAACGCGACGGATCGCAGCCCTTGGTGGCGGCGCACACCCGGCGGTCGCTTGCCAGCCCGCCGAGGCCGCCGTTGTACGAAACCAACGCCATGACCATCCGGTCACCCGGGTAGGCCCCGATGATCGCGTCGTGGTTGCGCTTGTCCATCAGCACCAGGGCGCGCAGTTGGTAGCTCGGGTCGCTGAGGGTTGGGGAGTCCCACCCCCAGCCCTTCAACTGCTCGGGGTACTGGGCGCGCATCTCGGCGAGCGCATCGAAGCGATGAGTCCTCGTGATCTGCCCGAGCCCGTGCCCTTGCTCCCGATCGGTCTTGAGCCCGGCACTGGTCGACCAACACATCCGGTGCGTCAGGCTCGGGCAGGTCTCCTGCTCCACCTGCCCGGCGAACAGCGCCCAGTCGGGGGAGGTTGGCCAGTGCGTTGTGATCTCACGCGCCAAGGTGGGGAGGTGGGTCAGCGCGCGGCCCGGAAGTTGGGCCTTGGCTGACCCCATCGTCATCAACAAGGCCGCGATCACGATGCAGACGCCGAGGAAGATGCGCCCTGGCCCTTCTGGGGTACGCGTGGCCAAGTTGTAGACCCACTTGAGGTCGAGGTAGGGGAACAGCAGCCGGCGCAGCAGCGGTACCAGACCCACCCCATAGATGCTCATGGAGGTCCACATGCCGGTCACCGCAATGGCCGGTTGCTCCAGCAGGGATGCGATTGGGGTGCTGGCGAACAGGATCACCGTGGCCAGCAGGGTGGCGACGGCGAATCGACCCAAGTCCTTTTTGATGCGGTGCAGCAATTCAATCAAGGTGGTCACCTGTGCGGTCGAAAGGGTTCAGGGCGTTGTGCCCAAGCCAGCGAGACACACGCCCTCGCCAGCCCGGCTTGCGGTAGTGGCGGCTGCACCTCTGGCTCAGAGTGAACTCGCGAGGGAACTCCAAGAACAGCAGCGTGGCAAGAGCCCAGTTGACCAACACGTCGAGGGCGCCGAAGTACAGCAGCATGGGCGCGCAGGCCACGCGCGCTGCGGGAGTCAGCGAGCCGGCGGCGCGGGCGCGGTCGAGGTTGGTGAGCGCCAGGTAGCCGACCCATAGGTGGTAAAAGACCGCCACGATGCCAACGAGCACGTAGAGAGCGGTCATGCGCGCTCCTTGCGGACGATCTCGACTGCACCGAAATAGATACCGGCCACCGTGTAGAGGCCGCTCACCACGTCGGGGTTGAATCCGAGCCAGGTGCTCCCGCTGACACCGACCACCACCAACAGGGCCGACAGGCCGCGGTGCGTGCTGGGCTCGGAGAACTTGGCAACGAGGAAAGCGAACAGCGTTTGGCTCATGGGGTACTCCTATGCGCTATGCGGGGAAGCGCACGGAGTTTACACCTCAGCCGCGCAGAGGCCTATTGGGGCGACGTGGCGCGCAAAAATCGTTGGTGCGGCAGCGGGTTGCGTGCGTCGCGCACGTCGATTAGGGCGACGCCGTGTCGTCTAACACACGTTAGCCCGCAGCGCGTAGCGGTAGACGTTCTTCGGCGGGCACACCACCACCTCGACCTTGCGGGGGGCCAGGTGCGCGATCAGGTTCGCGCCACTCATGCCCCAGCGGTCATAGGCGGTCTTGCTGTGCAGCCATTCCCCATCCACCACAATGCGGCGCGTGCCGTGGCCCTTCTCGCGGCCCAGGTAGTGCCAGTTCGATGCCTTGTAGATCGTGCCCACATGGCCAAACCTCGGGTCGGCAAAGCTGATGACAGCCCGCTTCGTCAAGTTCAGTTGCGCCGGTCATTGCTTCTCAGCCCCCACGTTCGACCCCTTGAGCATGGCCACCAGATGGCGGGCCTGGCTCTCCGCGTCGTCGGCGGCGTTGTGGTGCACGCCGGTCCGTTCTATCCTCACGCCAGGGTGCTGCGCCTTGATCGTGCGATAGCAGCGGTCGTCCCAGTGGCGCCACGGCTGCACTTGCATTGCCGCGTGGTAGGCGCTCGCCAGAATCACGTTGTCGAATGCGGCGCCGTTGCCCCACACGCGCAGGTTGTCGGTCGTGCCGCGCTCGTGCAGCCATATCGAGAAGTCCATCAGCGCTTTCGACAGGTGCACGCCGCCCTTGGCAAATGCGGCTCGCGCCTCGTCGCCCTGCTGCATCCACCACAGCACGGTGCTGGCGTCCATCTCGCCGACCATGCTCACACTGGTGGCAAGGTCCACGGCCCGATAGCAGCACGCACCCACTGTGCCGGTATCGGGGTCGAACTCGACCGCGCCAATCGCTACGATGGCGGCGCGTGGGCCGGTGCCCATCGTTTCCAAGTCAAGCATCACGTCATGCATAGTCATCCTCTCTTTTCTCCACCAGGGGCCGAACTGGTCGCTCAAGCGGTGCGGTCCAGCCGTTCAATCTCGGCGACGATCAGCGCCATCTCAAGTTAGTGCGAGCAAAGCATAGCTCACCAATTCTCAACCCGCAAGCGCCCGCGCCATCTCTGTCATGCTCATCCCGGCCTTTCGCTCGGGTCGCACTGGGGCCAACTTGCTCTCAACATCCATCAGCCGCACCAGTGTGTTCTCCAAGCCAGGTAGCGCCCAGGTCGGGGGCTTCTCCCAATTGATGTGCTCAACCTGACTCCAGATGCACAGGGCAATGCAGTAGGCAAAAAGATCCCAAGATTCATTGCGTCTGCGCTGCGGGTTAACCCAACCCTTCATCTCACGCACCTCTACGCACAGTTCAGCAAAGAACTCATCAGGGAGCCACTCGGCCCACTGCACCAACCCAATGTTGTTGAGCATGCCGTCAAGTTGATCCTTGACGATGTTGCCGTTGATGAGCAGCACCGGCACGTCCCCCCGCAGCCCCGACTTCTTGTCCTTGCGGTTGGCGTCCGGGTAGCTGATGACAGCGCGTGGCGCGTTGGGAACGGTGTTGCCCTTGACCAGTTGGAACCGGCTGTGCAGCCCGCCACCCTCGCGGCGCAGCTTGCTCCAGAACTCATAGGCGCGGTGGGTCACGCCCTCCTTGCCGCCCGAGTCACAGCCGACCATCCGCACGCGCATCAGGCCGCTGCCGTCAGCCAAGGGGTACTCGCGCTCGATCACCGGGCTCAGCAGTTCCCAGTCCTCGGCGTAGGCTGCAGGCTCCAGCATATGGCGCTCGCCATCTGCATCGCGGCGCTCGCTCTTGGTGATGTCGTAGCGGTCGATCACCACCATGCCGAAGGGGGCGCCCGGCGTGATGCCGTGGGTCTGCACCACGAACTTGCGGCCCTGCACGTCGATCGTGGTCAGCAGGAACCGCACGTGCATGGGCACCACGCCGCGCGGCAAGGTCTCGGCCCGCTGCTTGAGGTCTTCGGGCAGGCGCTCGGTGTTCTGACCGCGGCGCCGGTAGGGCATCGCTTGGTCGGTGTTGATCGTGGCTTTGAGCGCCTCCTGCGACCCCGTGCGCTCGTATTCCTGCAGGGCCTGCCGGTACTTGGTGACGAGATCTGCCCATGACATGAACGCCGCGCACACGCCAAACAGCCAGAACGATGCGATGTCACTGCTGATCGCTTCGCCCTCCAGCGCGCCACCCTTGAGCAGCCGCTGACCATCCTTGACCCAGCGACCGGCCAGGTTGAGGTCGAATTTGCGCTCGGGCGCGTGCAGGCCCCCGCAGTGCGGGCACGCCATCTGCGCCGTCTTGCCAGCGGCTTGCGGCTCAAGGTCGTGGTCGTAGACCAGCAGGTCGAAGTGCGGCTCAAACCACTCTTGACAGTGGTCGCACGGCCAGTAGTAGCGGCGCCGATCGCCTCGGTTGTAGAGAGCAAGGATGCCGTCGCACGGCGGGGCCTCGTGCTTGGTGCGCGGGAGCCAGCTGCTGCCCGTGCTCACCTCGAATCCGGGGCTCGACTCGCAGATGGTCTTGGCCTTGCTGCGGAAGGTTGTGGTGCGCTTGCGGCCGAGGTCGAATGGCGAGCCCTCACCGTCGATGTCCTGCGGCATGCGGTCGTAGTCGGTCAGGATCACCAGACCCCGCGGCCGACCCGACATCTCGTTGATCGTCGGCCAGGACAGGTTGACCACGGTGCCAGATCGGAAGTATTTGGCGTGCACGGTGTCGTCGCTGCCCCCCGGCAGGAGACGTGCGCCGACCTCGGGACTGTGCCGCAGCATGCGGTCAACCTGCGTGCGCGAGAAGTCGGCTGCGACCGTTTGGCTGGTCTGATAGACGATGGCGTCGATCGGGTCGCACATGATCGCGTAGAGCAGCGCGTTGAGCACCAAGCTCGCAGTCTTGCCGATCTGCGCGCCACCCACAAACACGATCGCCCGGATGGTCGGGTCCGCCTGGCAGTCCAGGGGCTCGACCATGTAGGGCGTGGTCTCGTTGAGGTACGGGCCGTTGTAGGCGCCGGGGATCTGCAGATGGCGGTACTTGGCCGCGGCCTGGCTGGGGGTCAGGCGCTCAGGCGGCTCCAGTGCTGCGGCCATCTGCCACATCATCTCGCCCAAGGCCGGGTAGCCCTCTTGGACGGCCAGCGAGCCAGCGGATTGGCGGGTCACTCGCCCACCTCGCTCTGCTCCCGCCGCGCAGGGTTGATGTCCTCTTTGTCCATCGTGCCGTCCCAGCCCTTGAAGTGCTCGATGACCGCATCCCGCATCTCACCCAGCACCGCATCTGCCACGCCTTGAACGAGCGCGGCCTGACGTGGGGTGAGCGCGGTCTGCTGATCCACGTTGTCCTTCATCAGCGTCATGGACTGGCGCACGATGCGCAGCAGGTCGGCCACCACGCGCTGCACGGCGGCGGTGCGCCACAGGTCGCCGACCTCCTCCTGGTACTTGAGGCGCTTGGTCTGCGCGCTCCAGAACTCGGACTGCAGGGCGACCGGCAGTTGCGACGGCTTCATCTTGGCGATGTAGTCGGCGATCTGCTCGGTGCTCACGCCGCCGGAGTCCTCGCCACGCAACGCGCCCATCGCCTCCCACAGTCCGTAGACGGCAGTGCGGATCTGCGCGCCGCGCATTGGCTTGACGAACTTGAGCGCGGACTTCACGTCCTCGTGCGAGATGCCGTAGAGGCTGGCGATGTCGGGGATGGTGATACCCTGCGCCATCATCCGCTGAATGCTGTCGCCGTGGTCGGGGGTGTCAGTGGCCAAGATGTTCCCTCACCACCCGCTTGAGCGCAGTCGGCGACAGCCCCAGCAGGGTGCGGCAGTGCGCTGCGATGTAGGCCGGCACGGGCCGACCACGGTTGCGGAAGTGGTTCATGTGCGACCGGGACACGCCCAGCAGGCGGCACAGGTCGGCGTTGGGCAGACCTGTAGCGGCTTCGAGGGCGAGGATGGGGTCCATAGGTGCACAGTGTAGCGCGGTTAGATCCGCACCCCCATGTCCGCCAGGATGCTCTCGGTCTCCTTGATGTACCACTCGTAGTCGAGCTTGTCGACCGGCAGCTCATCGGGCAGATCCATGACCGGAGTGCACCCATCACTGCGGGCCACCTTGTTACCTGAGGTCACGTAGGTGATCGGGGCACCGTCGGTCGTGTAGATCCAGCGCACGGCCTTGCCCAGGTAGCCGCCGTTCCACTGCCCGCCGCCCCGCACCTTGCGCAGCGTCAGGAACTTGCGGATGTCGGTGCACGCATAGATCGTGCACTCGGGTAGCGTGGCGTCGGCCAGATAGGCGATAGCCGCGTCAAGGCAGATGTTGTTGGCGGGGTTCTTCATCAGCGGCACATCGCCGGTGTTGAAGGCACCCTTGGTCTTGATCTTGCCGTCAGACTTGATGGCCACGTAGTTGTTCACGTCGCGCGAGAACAGTGCCCGATAGCGGGTCTCCTCGGTCTCAAAGCCAGTCAGGCACTCCCACCAGGCGACGAGTGCGTTGAGGTCGTTGTAGCGGCTCTTGTGACACTTGATGACGATGCCGTCAGTGTTGGCACTAACCACCTCAATGCCCGCGCCCACCAGCATCTCAATGAGCATCATCAGTGCCAGTTGGCCGGTCACCGTAACCTGGATCATCAGGTCGGGGGAGTAGAGGGCCGACCACATCGAGCCGAGCTTTCCGAAGCTCCCGTTAATTGTGAGCTTAAGACTGTCCGCCGTAACCTGGTCTCCGCTTCGCTTTGCCTCCAGCCGGCGATCAACAATGCCACGGTACACATCAAGAAACGCGTGACCAAGATGCGTTGGCGCTAGGCCACAGTTTAGGATGATGCGGGGGTAGTAGCTGGCCACGTCGCGGTCAATCAGCAGGTGATCGTCACCGGCCACGTGACTTGTGCACTTCTCGCTGGAGTGCAGGCCCCCGATGCCCATGCGGTAGACCCCGGTTCCGATCGGGACGGCTAAGTCGTCAAGCTCAGGGGGCATCTCGACTGAACCGTTGTTGCCGACCGTGAAACGCGATGCACAGACCTTGGCCAGCATGTCGCGCAGGTGCTGTGAGGAGAAGGCGACGAATGACGGGGGGTGGTAGGTGAATGCCGTACCAGGAGGGATCTCGGGTCGGTAGACACGATGACCAAGAGCACGCTCAACACCCTGCTTGATGACGGCCTCGGCGATCTGTGCATCCGACTTGCTGCGCAGGTCAATGCCGTACTCAGCGGTCATCTTGTCGCGCAGGGCCAGCTGCGGAGCCAGGTCGCGCATGAGATCGAGCGTGGCCACACAGTCACTGTTGGCGCAGTAGTCTCGCAGGGCATCTTTCTGCTCTCGGGTGAGCACCGCACTTGGCTCAACGGGCAGGTCTTGCAGGCGGCGAGAGTGCAGCCGGCCGGCATAAATCTTGAGGCTACCTTGACCTGGTGCGACTTCCATCAGGTCGACGTGATCGCATTGGATGGGCTCGACGTTGTATTTGCGCTCGATCGCCCACGGCTTCTGCTGGCCGACAATGATCTCGTCGCTGATCGCCTTCATGGTGTTGGTGCCGTGCCCGAGCAGGGCAAAAATCAGCACAACCATGTCGTAGTTTCGACCGTTGAAGGTGATGATCTTGTAGCGGCGCAAGTCGTCCGAGAGATTGGCGATCTGTGCAGCCGTGAAACCCGCCCCGTCGTGGGCCTCGTACTCGGAGAGCACTGCCTGCTCAGACCGAAGCACAACGAGGAAGTAGTTGATGTAGCACTCGATGTCGAGCACCACCGGGGAACGAGGAGGGGG